CTGGCTGACTTTATATAGCTATATAATATATATAACTATAATAAATATAAAAACTATATAAAAACAATAAAAAATAAAAATATATTAAACTAATATATTTTATAAAACTATATAAAACCAATGATTCAAGAGTTCCAAGAACTTGGCATCTACCCAAAAGGGAACGCTGTCAAACAAAAAACCATTTGCCCTAAATGCTCAAAAGACAGAAAAAACAAATCAGACAAACCGCTATCTATTGATCTGGAGAAAGGCTTATATAACTGCCACAATTGCGGATGGAAGGGGAATGTAAAAATCAAAGAGAAGAAGGAATTTGTCAAACCAGTAGAATCTAAGGCTCAGGTGGGAGCTAAAATGCTAGAATATTTTAAAAGCAGGGGTATAAGTGAATCTACTGTGGCGAATTGGAAGATCACTCAGTCGCTTGAGTATTTCGGATCCGCTGGTAAAAAACTGACAGCTATTAATTTTAATTACTATCAGGATGGCGATCTTATAAACGTAAAGTATCGCTCTGGTGGAAAAGACTTTAAGTTGGTATCAGGAGCAAAGCTTATATTTTATGGATTAGATAATATTAAAAACTCAGATAGAATCTACATCGTAGAAGGCGAATTTGATGCGCTATCACTACACGAAGCTGGAATATATTCAGTAGTTTCTGTACCCAATGGAGCCTCTAAAGGCTCCCAGAGATTAGAATATTTGGATAATTGCCATGAATACTTCAAGGATAAGAAAGAGATTATCATCGCCACAGATAATGATGAAGCTGGACTTTCATTGAGAAATGCACTGGCTAGGCGGTTCGGACAGTACAGATGCAAATACATCGATTTTAAGAGCTTTAAAGATTCAAATGATGTTTTGGTATCGGATGGAAAAGAAAAGCTAAGAGAGCTCATCCTAGAGCCTTTATCGTTCCCTTTAGAGGGTATTTTGGATATTGATACAATCTGGGATAGTGTTTTGAGCTTTAATAGGGATGGCGTAGAAAATTATTCTATTGGATTTGCTGCCGATGAATTATTCAAAGTAGCTTTTGGAGAATGGACAGTGGTAACAGGCATACCAAACTCTGGAAAATCAGATGTGATAGATCAAATTTGCGTTAATATGGCCATGATCCATGATCATAGAATCGCCATGTTTGCTCCAGAGTCATTCCCATACGAGGGACATATTAGAAGATTGGCGAACAAAATAAACTCTACAGAGTGCGATGAAGAGCTTTTAAACAAGTCAAAATCATTCATTGAGGATCATTTCTACTTCATAAAAATTGATATTGAAAATATTACACTAAAAAACATTCTAGACAGATTTAGAGATTTAGTATTTCAGAAAGGGATTAATATTTGCGTGATAGATCCTTTCAATATGCTTCAGCATGATGAGCAGTATGATCTGGCGTATATATCAAAGCTGCTTTCTAAGATTACTCAATTCTGCCAACAAACAAATACTCATCTATTTTTAGTTGCTCATCCTAGAAAGATGGAGGCGTATAATGGAACGTATAAAGTTCCAACGCCATACGATATCTCTGGATCATCAGATTTTTTCAATAAGGCTTACAACTGCATAACAGTCTATAGAAAACTTGGCGAAAAGAGTCAATACGGATCAGATATGTGCGAAGTATATGTTCAAAAGGTCAAAAGAAGAGAAAATGGCTCTCAGGGGTCTTTTGAGATAGCTCCTAACTTTAGAGATGGAGGTGGCTATTACAAGTCTATAAATTCGTATAATAGAACTGTATTTATTGACAAAGATTAACTCACATAGAAGAGAATATTCCAAAAGAGAAGGCGAGAAAACAGAAAAAGAGTTTTCTGATCTTATGATCCTTCGAGGGAACAAATGCCATAAATCCTCCAGAGAGGAGGATATATTTCAGCATATTGACTTCTTTGTTAATGGTTATGGCGTAGATGTAAAAGGAAACAGGCATCTGGACTGTATCTGGATGGAATTGCAGAATGTGAATGGCGATAAGGGATGGCTAAAAGGAGAAGCAAAGTATATCGTATTTGATATCAAAGAGCTGGATTCTTTTTGCGTATTCAGGAGGATAGATCTTCTTATTTTTTGTGAAAGCATAAGTGAGAAAGCTACCAGCAAGAATGATTTTTTAAAATTATATACCAGAAACGGAAGAAAAGATATCTTAGTGAAGGCAAAATATAAACACATTCAGCATCTAGAGGAATTTAGAATACTAAAAGACTTCTATAAGGCTTTTAGCTGGGCGGAGGATAACAATGTGAGGATATATCCAACTAAAAAAGGCTCGAAATATATTCTAGTAGTCGAGGATAATGGAGAGGCTAGAACATCTGGCAAAGAGTATGATCGAGAGGAGTATGATTTGAAGTTAAAGGAATTTTATATCTACCTTTGGAAAAAATATGGCGATGCTTGAATTAACTTTTTACCCTCTTTATGGTTTGGTTTTAGGAGTTGATTATATTGATGACCACATAGAAGGGAATCATGGCTTGTATGAAGGAACATCGCATGAAATATCAATATATTTATTTTTAATAGGAATCAGCTTGCGCTGGTATACAAATAAAGAAAATGGCAATTAAAAAAGTAAACATAGCAGAAATAAAACCTAATCAGGAGAACCCTAGATACATAACTGATGCTAAATTTAAAAAGCTTGTAAAATCAATTAAAGAGTTCCCAGAGATGCTACAAACCAGACCATTGGTCGTAGATGAGAATATGGTAGTTCTGGGGGGTAATATGAGACTCAAGGCATTAAAGTCAGCTGGGGTTTTTGAAGTTCCTATTCATCAAGTCAAAGGATGGTCTAAAGAGCAAAAAGATGAGTTTATAATAAAGGATAATTTAGGATATGGTGAGTGGGATTGGGATATAATTGCTAACGATTGGGATCTGGAAAAAATAACTGATTGGGGATTAGATCTTCCAGACTTTCCAGAGCCAGAAGTTGAGGCTGAAGAGGATGATTATATTGAGCCTGATGATTTAAAGGTTGATGTAGTATTAGGTGATTTAATAGAAATAGGAGAGCATCGTTTATTATGCGGTGATAGTACCGATAGCGACCAAGTGTCAAAGCTAATGGATGGAAAAAAAGCTGATATGGTTTTTACTGACCCTCCATATAATATAGATTATGAAGGTTTTACAAAAGGTAATCACGATAAGATAAAGAATGACAAAATGAGTGATGAAAATTTTGTTAGATTTCTTTTTAATGGATTAAATATTGATTGTGATACTTTTTATGTTTGTTGTTCTTGGCAATATTCTCATCTATTTAGAAAGGCTTTAGAAGATTTACAGAAGCCAGTAAAGTCGTTTATAGTATGGGATAAAGTAAATCCAGCACAAAATATAGACAAGTATTTTAAGCAGCATGAAATTATATTATATCATGGAAAATTTGGAGGGCAAAAAACTATAAGAGGAGATGTATGGGAAATCAAAAGAGAAAGAAATACAGTTCATCCAACTATGAAGCCTATATCACTTATATCGATGACTCTGAATGACAATCCTAATAAAAAAAATATATACGATGGATTTTTAGGCTCTGGCTCAACAATGGTCGCAGCCCACCAACTAAAAAGAAAATGCTACGGAATGGAGCTTGACCCTAAATATTGTCAAGTGATAATAGATAGAATGCAAAAACTAGATTCTGATTTAGTTGTAAAAATTAATGGAAAAGAATATAAAAAAACAGAATAAGTTCTTTATATAATAAATGGTAATTATCTAGTCAATAATTAGAATCAATCCCAGTTTATCTGTTTCTGGGTTTTTATAACTTTGCAAAATGGCAGCGACACGAACGGACACATCTAAAAAAAGAATGCTTGAGGCTTTAGAAAAGTCTTTGGGGGTAGTAACTACTGCTGCAAAAATGGCTGGAATAGAAAGGAAGACACATTATAGATGGATGGATAAGGATTCGAAATATAGAGAGGCAGTCGATAATATTTCTAATGTAGTTTTAGATTTTGCTGAAAGCCAACTTCATCAGCAGATAAAAAAAGGAAACACTGCAGCAACTATATTCTTATTAAAGACCATTGGTAAAAAAAGAGGATATATAGAGAGGCAAGAGGTGGATCATAATGGAGGCATAAATTCAACCTTAATAGAATGGAAACCAGCGGAACTCAAAGAGTAGAGCAGTTCCTGAACCGCCAGTTCTATGATCTACTACATTCTAACAAGAGATTTCGTATACATAGGGGGGGTAGTCGCTCTGGAAAGAGCTGGGCGTGCTGCCAGTTCATCGCTTATTTATTACAGAGTACAACCGAGCCTTTGCTGATTGATATCGTTAGAAAGACACTACCAGCCCTTAGAGGATCTATAATGAGGGATATGATCCAGATACTACAGGAGACCAATATCTACTATCAGGGGATCCATAACAAGTCTGAGAATACTTTCACTTATAACGGATCTGTTATATCTTTCATCTCAGTAGATGACTCTCAAAAGATTAGAGGTAGGCGTAGAGATATCGCACTACTGGAGGAGGCGAATGAGCTCACAAGGGAGGACTTTCGCCAGATCAATATGAGGACTATTAAGTTCATGATGTTCACATTCAATCCCTCAGATCCAGTACACTGGTTACAGGATGAGCTAGATCCAGAGCATACTGATGAATGGGTGACTACCTATAAAGACAATAAGTTTCTAAGTCCAGATATAGTCGCTCAGATAGAGCGAATGAAGGATAGGGATCCAGATTTTTGGAAGGTATTTGGACTGGGAGAGTGGGCGAAGCTATCAAAACGCCAGATATTTACGAACTGGGAGTTCATAGACT